GACCTATCGGCCCCGCCAGCGTATAAGACCGAGAGTAGGAGCCAGCCCATTTCCCCGAATGGTAACTGTGGCCTGCGAACTAACAACGAATAGAAGGGTGGGTTGCTATGAGCAACAACTACTGGGATGAAGAAGACGATGACCTTGATAACGAGCCTCAGCTCGAAGGTAATGACTTACTTAAGAAATTAAGAAAAGCAAAGAGAGCTGATGAAAAGCGTATTAAGGAACTCACTGAGCAACTTGAGACATATTCCAAGGCGCAGCGTGAGCAACTTGTCAATACAATCCTAGAAAAGAAGGGTGTGAATAAGAAAGCAGCACGCCTTGTAATGAAAGACTTGGATGATGTTAACGAGGAGTCAGTATCACGCTGGCTCGATGATAACGCAGACTTGTTCGGATTACAGGTAGCTGACCAAGCACCCGTGAACACACAGGACCTAGCGGCACTACGCCAACAGGATATCCTAACACAAGGTGCTATCACACCAGACAGAGGAATAGATTTGGACCAACGCCTCAATCAGGCATCTTCACCAGAAGAAATCCTATCTATCCTTCGTTCTCAATAATTAACCGTTCATAGTCTAGGAGACTAAAACTAATGTCAAACCAATATACCTCAACCGCGAGTACATCTCTCGGTGGTACAGCTGGTGGCGCTGGTCTCGTACAGAAGGCGTATGACCGCCTCCTCGAGTTCGCTCTCCGTTCCGAACCCCTACTTCGTTCGGTCGCGGATAAGCGTCCAGCTCGCCAAGCAATTCCAGGTTCAACCGTAGTGCTACAGCGCTATGTCGATTTGGACCAAAAGACATCAACTCTATCTGAGACAGTTGACCCAGATGCAGTTGCATTGTCAACACCTACAACTGTAACCATTACTCTTAACGAGTACGGCAATGCAGTTCTAGTAACCCGCGCACTTGAGTTGTTCTCACTTGCAGATGTAGACCCAGCTATTGCAAACATCATTGCATACAACCTTGCTGACTCCATCGACGCAGTTGTTGGAACAACCCTCATTGGCGGAACAAATGTTCTTTACAGCGGTAACACCGCTACAAGCACGGTAACTGTTACTGCTGCTGCAACAATCGACTCAGCTGACATCCGCAAGGCTGTTGCTAAGCTCCGCTCCAATAAGGCCAAGGCTCGCCGTGGCTCTTACTACTGGTGCGGTATCCACCCAGAAGTTTCACATGACCTCCGTGCGGAGTCAGGAAACCTCGGCTGGAACTTCACCCACATCCAGACCCCTGGCAATGTTGACAAGGTTTGGGCAGGCGAAATTGGAGATTACGAAGGCGCGTTCTTCGTTGAGTCTTCTCGTATGCCAAACGCTAAGGATGGCGCTGACCAGACTGCACTCGCTACAACTGTTCCAACAGTTGCTGGTACAACTGGTGGCTTCACGATTGGCGTTGCTTCAACATCTGTAATTGCAACTCGTGCAGAAGTTGGCGATAAGATTTCCGGTACTGGTATCGGAACTGATGCCAAGATTGCTTCTATCAGCACATCTGGAAGCACCACAACCCTTACAATGACTGTTGCTAACGCTGCTCCAGTTGCTACCACAGCAACCATCACAGTTACTCCAGTTACTCGTGTATTCGATACAATCCTCTGCGGACAGCAAGCACTCGCTGAAGCTGTTGCAGAAGAGCCACACATCGTTATCGGTAATGTAACTGATAAGTTGATGCGCTTCCGCCCAATGGGCTGGTACGGCGTACTCGGCTTTGCTCGTTACCGTGAGGAAGCTCTGTATCGCATCGAAAGCGGTTCTTCAATCGCTGCTAAGTAGTTGATTGACTCTGACGGGTAGACCCTAGAAAGTCTACCCTTCGGGGTGAGTTCACTAGGAGGACTTATGGCAACATGGTTATTTCAAACCCCAACCGTGAAGGAAGGGCCAGCTGGTGAGCATCGTTTGTTTTACTTCTATAAACTTGACAGAGGTATTACAATAGTACTAAAGCCTACCGGTGGATATGCTCAGATAA